TCAGCGCGGGAACAGCAACGCGCCGCGGGCGTGAAGCAGCACCGCGGATAGGTCCCAGGGGGCTATGCGATCCAGCGCCGCGGCCTCTTCCGGGGTAAACAGGGCTTTGTCCGCCCCTTCCGTCTGAACCATGCGATCGATTTCGTCCAGCCGGACGCGGACCGTGAAGAACCACATTTCGACGATACGGCCGGACGGCATCCGGTGGATCGACTCCATCAGCCTGGCATAATCGGTCGCGGTGAAGCCGAGTTCCTCGCGCAGCTCGCGCACCAGGGCCGTGGCGGGGCTTTCGCCCGGTTCGAGGCCGCCGCCGAACAGTGCCCAATGCCCCGGCACCGCGATGCCGGGCTTGTCGTCGCGCAGCTGCAGCAGGTATCGGCCATCTTCGGCGACAATCACCGCGACGGCGACGGCGCGGTCCGGCGCGCGCCGCAGCGAGGCGCGTTCGATATCGAAGGGCGAAGACATCGGGCGGGGTCCTGGAGCGGGGAGAGAGATCGAGGAGCGGATGGGCTTGGGTAAAACCCTAGCTCAGAATCCTGGAATTGTCCGCTTTGAGCGGCGTTGGACAATCGGTTGTCACCGACGCCCAAAGCGGCCTCGACAAAGCCGATCGCGTTTGCTACACACCGCGCCTCGCGAGAGCGGGCGTTTAGCTCAGTTGGTAGAGCAGCTGACTCTTAATCAGCGGGTCGTAGGTTCGAGCCCTACAACGCCCACCATCTTTTCAAGGGCTTAGTGGCCGGAGATGGTGAACAAGACGGGAACTGTTCGACTTTTGTGCGACTAGCAGAAGTCGAACGTTCGACTTTTATGTTCCGTCAGCGTTCCGTATGCACGATTTCCAGGGCGCCTATGGTGAAGCGTGCCAGGTCTCGATCGTAGCTGCCGGTGCCCTCAGAAATTGTCTGCCATTCGTAACCCAGCACGCTAAGGCAGGCGTTTGCCGCCTGCTGTGCAAGCTCATTGAACGGCCAGCCGAACGGTATCCTGGCATTGCGATTTTCAGCATCGCGAATCGTGCCGTCGCTCAGCCGGTAGCGGACCACGTCCTTATCCACGACGTACTGGACTTCACGGATCGTCGGTTCATCTACTCCGGCCAAAGGGTTCATTCTTCCCCCTCGGCCGCGTCGCGGGCCATGCGTTTGTCGGTGCCGGCGTCGGCCAGCTCCTCGGTGCGGATCAGGTAGTGTTCCAGGATCGCCTCGACGGTCTTCAGGCTATGGCCGGTGATGCCGCTGATCTGCGGCACGGTGCTGCCGGCGATGGCATGTTCGGTGACGGCCGTATGGCGCAGATGCATGAACTGCAGGTCCAGGGTCGAAAGCATCGAGCCATCTTCCTGTTCGAACCCTGGCCATTTCTCGTCCGCCGCCGCGCGCACCTTCTGGAACACCTTGCGAAAGTGATCCTCGGTCCAGGCCTGGCCGGTCGTCTCGCACAGCAGCAGCGGCATCGAGGGCGTGCCCAAGATGCCGCGCAGGCGCTGGGCCTCCAGCTCGGCCGCCACGCGCGCGGCGACCTGGGGATTGTCGCGCACGCCGACGCGCTTGCCCGTCTTGCGCTGCTTCACATAAAATCGGCCGTTGCGGTACTGCGCGCGCGGCCAGGCGAGGACGTCGCCCTCGCGCTGGCCCAGCCACCAATTCATCTCGATCGCCGTTCCCACGGAATGCCAGCCCAGCTTGTCGGCCGCCTCGATCAGTAGATCCTTGGCGTCGCGCGGCCATAGCCTGCCGTTAAAGGGCTGGCTGATCATCCCGGGGCTCGCGGCGACGTTGACCGCGACCGAGCCGACTTTGACCCCATAGCCCAGCAGGATGCGCAGCATGCCGATAACCGCATTCGCCTTGCTGGGCGTCTTGGCATACAGCAGCTCGTAGAAGGCGGCGATCCGCGGCCCGGTCAGGACGCGCACGGGTGTGCCGCCTGCCCAGGCCTCGATTACTTGAAGGTTCTGGTTATAGCCGCGCTTGGTCTTCGGCGCCTTGCCCAGAAAGAACGGGCTGGCGCGGTATTTACGGATTAAGTCGGCGACGATCACTGGCGTCGTCGGGATCGGCCGTGCCGCCGGCGGCAGCACCGTCGGCACGGCGATTGGCGCGGCCGCCGTTTCCGTCGCGTCCTGGTTCAGCGGCGCGCCCTTGCGCCAGGCCTTGACGGCCTTGTTGATGTCGTTCGCGCGCAGCACGGCCGCCTGAAAGTCATCGGGCAGCCGCTCCGGACGCCAGCCGGCGAGGCGGAGGTGCGGACCGGGCACCCAGAAATGGCGCTTCCCGCCCTGCGCCCCGGGCCGTGTCGCGAGATAGGGAACCTTGATCGTTGCCATGGCGGCTATCCTGGCGGGCGGCTAGGTGGCGTGGGTGCGTGGTGTCGACAGTACCCTAATCAGGGCCATCTTGACGGCCTCGACCGCCATTTCTTTGTGGATCGATCCGCCCGTGCCGCCAAACGCTGATCCCCATATTTCTATTTCGCGGACGGCCTGCTCGACAACACGCCGAGCCACGTCACCTTGCCGTTCCGCGATACGTTGTTCCATGCTCGCGACGTGGCTGGGTGCCACGGCCGCTAGAGTTGCAACCACCTCGGTCGATCCCGGCAGGACGTTGGGAAAATACGAAAACTTGATGAATTGATCGTCCAGCAAACGACGGGACAAAGCCGCCGCGGCCGTCCGCATCGCGTATATTTCCAGCCCCTCACGAACCAGATAGGTCGCCCCAAAGACGGCGGTATGCTGGAGTATTGTGACGTGCTCTTCCGACACCGCCTTGCGGGTGCATTCCGGACAGGGGTAGGTGCGGGACGAGTCTTCAAGGCGAGCCTGGCGGGCGAGGGGCTTCGTGGTGACGGGATGATAGACGAACAGGCGCACAGTGCGGGAGCCCTGGCAGATCGGGCAGGCTTCGGTCGTTTTCTCGGTCACAGCGTCACTCCTCGTCCCAATACGACATGTCGACATCGGCGCAGTCTTCCGGTTCTTCCTTGCGCATACTGGGATCGCCCCAATAGTCGGCGACAGCCGCATCAGCATATTCCGCGACCTCGCGTGCGGCGGCGGGTGTCGCGTGGGAACGAGCCAGCATCCGAGCTTTAAATCGGGCGGCGAACTCATCTCGGGTGATGGTGGTCATTAATGCGCCCCCTTAGCGTGCCGGATGATCATCAACTCACGGGGCCGGCCGACGTAATGATCATGGGTTCCGAACGTGCCGTCGCGGCGGAGCTTGTTGCCATAGCAGCTGATCGACAGCATGGTTTCGCGCAGGCCCACGTCGATCCGCGTTAGGCGGTATTGGTACGGCGACGCATAAGGGGCGAGCGTTTCGACGGTCGCCCCAGCGATCAAGCCCCGGTGGGACAGGCCGCGTAAGGCCTCGGTGATCAGCTCATGCACCAGCTGCTTAAGCTGGTCTTCGATCTCGTTCGCGGAGAGGCCCCTCACAGCACGCCCTCCACGATCCGCTGGGCATTGCGGTTCAGAATGGCGTCGTAATCCACCTCGTCCTCACCGCCGCCGGCCGGCGCCGGCGACGAGGCCGCCGGCCGGGCGATCTTGGCGTCCAGCCAGGCGTCGATCGCGCGGGGGTCCCATCGGGCGCCCGCGCGATTGCCCCAGGCCGGACGGGGGAAGCCGTCTGCGTATAGCCGGTGAAGGTGCCGATAGAGGTAGTCGAGATCGACCTGCAGCCGATCGGCCATCTCGGCACGGGTGAGCAGGCGGCGGTCGCTGTTGGCGGCGCTCATGATGCCGCCTTCGCTTCCTGGCGGATGCCGGCCTCGATCATCAACGCGCCGTGGAATTCCAGTTCGGGCGGGATGTGGCGAACGTCGTTCGTCTCGGCGAACCGCAGGATGGCGGCGCGCCGTTCGGTGGCCTTCATCGTGCCGAAATCCGCCGGGGTGACCGCATCGAGCTTGCCGGCGTGATAGAGGCCGATGGTGAAGGCCAGCGTTTCCAGCTGATCCTTGCGCAGGGTGGCCAGGTACGCGTCGTCGATGCGCCACCACTCCGGCATGTTGATGTTCAGCCGTTCGGCGAGCTCGATGGTTGCGGGCTGGCTGCCCATATGCGGGTTGTAGGCCTCGACCAGATCGTGGCAGCGGGCCGCCAGCAGGGCCGTGGTGAGCGTCTGAACCGCCGCGTCGGTCATGGTGCCTAGGGCCTTGCGGACGGTGTCCTGCGCCCCCGTGGTATTGTAGTGGTCCAGCGCGGACAGGCAGGGCTTGCCCTCGGCGAACAGCTTGCGGCCGGCGGCGTCGGCGAAGCGATCCAGGATGACCGCGATCTGGGCGCCGACGACGCGGTTTTCCTCGCCCCTGTCGTCGCTGCGCAGGCCGGCCATGGCGCCGGCGGCGGTGATCAGGGCGAGGCAGGTCAGCTCGTTCAACACGCGTGGGTTGCCCATCTCGGCAGCAAAGAACAGGGTGTCCTGCAGTGCCCGGGTCTTGGCCTGCTTGGCGTAGATCTTGCGGCCGGTGGTGACCGCCTCGACCGGGTCGGCCTGGTCGGGCGCCAGGTCTTTGGCGGGCGTGCTGGCCTTGGTCGCGGGCGGCTTCTTGTCGAGCTTCCACAGATTGTCGTGGATGATCACCGACAGGTCGCGCTTGAGCTGGATCACCACGGCCGTCTGCGCGCCCTTGGGCTTCTGCCCTTGGGCGCGGTAGATCATGGCCTGTTGCACGGCGTAATCGGCCGTGCTCCACCAATCGGTCTCGACCAACATGACGACGCCGGTGCCGGCGATCGCCAGTTGCTTGGTCTTTTCCTTGATCGCCTCGCGCTGCAGATAGTCGAACAGCACGCTGTCCTGAAAGATCAGCTCGCCGGACTCGTCGTCGGTCGTCGTCGGGCCGGTAAATCGGGCAAGATCGAAGATCGCCCGGCTGGCTGGGAAATTCTCTTGGCTGACCAACCGCGCCACGTGGTCGGCCGTGTGGTTCTCACCGACACGCTCCAGCAACTCCAACTGCCGGTCCGGTGAGGCGGCGGTGAAGGCGCGCGCTTGCGCCAGGGTCAGCTCGCCGTCGCGCAGCGCCTGCTTGACCGGCTCGGCCAGCTTGTCGACCAGGGCCAGGCGCAGCTGGACGTGGCGGACGGTCTTGCCGATCTTAGCGGCGATATCGGCGGTCGACCAGCCGGCCTCCTCTATGAGCGCCTTGAACCCCTCCGCCTCGTCGAGCGGCGGCACGTCGTGGCGTTGCAGGTTTTCGATGATGGCTATGGCCCGGTGTTCGGCATCGGTCAGGCCGCGGCGAATGACGACGGGGATCGGCCAATCGCGGGGTAGGCGGCCATCCTCGATGGCGATGCCGATCGCCCGCCAGCGCCGTTCCCCGGCGACGATGCGGTGCAGCGGATCGGCGCCCCCGGGCGGCCGCACCAGAATGGGCTGCAGCAGGTTGACGCTGACGATGCTGTTGGCCAGTTCGGCGAGGATGCCTTGGTCGAACCCGCGACGTGGGTTCATGGGCGACGGGCCGATGGCGTCGTAAGTCAAGCTCGGCACGGCGCCGTTGGGCATCACCAGGTCGACCGCCGGCTCAGTGGTTGGTGGCCGCGCATCCAGCTCGGGCGGCGTGGCGTCGCCCAGCAGGTCGCGCACAGGGCAACCCAGCACGCGGCTGATCGCCAGGACGCTATCGAGGCCGGGCACGCCGCCGCGCTTGCGGGCGGCGCTGAGCGCGCCGTTGCCGAGGCCGGCGCCGCGTTCGATCGCCTGCATCGTCGCCGGCGGTTCGGCGGAATTTCGCACGGCGTCGAGGGCGACGAAGAAGGCTTCGGATGGGGTCGGCTGGGTCGGCGGAACGAGTTTGGCGGCGGCGCTCATGATAGAAAGCTCCACATAATGAGGGCGGCGAAGCCCGCGAAGGACCAGATGGCGAGGCCGGCGGCGGTGGCGATGAGAAAGACCCTCATGACCACCGCCAGGCGAACAGGCCGCAGACCACGGCGAAAATGCCGAGTTGGGCGAGCAATCCGACGACGCGCTTGGCGCGCAGCCGGCGGATCGGCGGGGGAACGCGCGTCTTGAGGGGCGTCATGACGCGGCCCTTTCGGCGTAAGCCCGGCGCTGTGCCGCGCGATCGGCGCGGTGGCGGCGGATGTTGGCGAGGATCGCGTCGCGCTCCTCCGGGCTACGCCGTCGCCACTGCCAGGCGCGTGGATTGGCGGTGTGGCGCAGGCGGGTAGGGCCGTCGCCGAGGCCGAGATACACGGTGTCGACCCATAGCCGTTCCTCGAGCGCCCGCACCGTCGCATTCGAGATGCCGAGATCGGTCGGCATCGGCTCGAAGGCGATCGGCGCCCGGCCGAGCAAGGCCCGCTGCGCAGGCGAGAGCGGCGCGTAGGGCGCGGCCAATGGATCGAAGGGCGCCGGCTGAGCGGGGCTCATGATTTGGCCGCCTGGTCGGCCGCGTTCCTGGCAGCCTGGCGGTCGGCCTTATCCCCGGCGGCCTTACGGTCGAACGCGTTGATCGCGGCGAGGATTAGCGCGCCGGCGCGTACCAGGTCGCGGCGCGGGTCCTTGGGGTTGAATTCCGCCATTTGCCATGGCCACTGATGCTTGGCTTCGTCGGCGCCGCTGGCGGACAAGGCATAGGCGCCGGCAGCGGCGGCGAGCTGCCGATAGCCGTGCAGGTCGTCGTGGTCGGTGGAGTAACCTTCGACATCGACCTGACGATTGCGTTCATTGAGCAGCGCGGCCGATGCGCGAACGATAGAGGTTTTGTGCGCAAGAACGGCGTCGCGTGGGGAAGGTGAATGCTTCCCGAACGGAAAGCCCCCGCTCATGACGCCACCCAGCCGGCGCCGTGGCACACAAGGCAGGTGCAGGGATTGACCAACCCCAGCATGTATTCGGTGAACGCGAACCGGCCGGCGTGAAGCCAGCGACGCCACGGAACCGGCCGTGGACCGTCGGAAACCTGACCGCACCCCTCACAAAAGGGACAGGCGCGAACGGCGTTCGTGTGCGGCAAAGTAGAAACGAGATGCAGGGACATGTGCGCCTCCGTTGATGAACGGATTATCGAATGTCAGAAATACTGACATGACGCAAGCCTAAAAAGTCACATATTCTGACATTGGTCGTGACACAACGCGCAATCGGACATACCCAAACATAAAGGACGCTGTTAGGCTTTCTCTACAATTTTGGGTGGTGGTTATGAGCGTGAAGAATCTTGGTATCGTGCTGGTGGCGGCACCGCTCGCGGCCTGCGCCGTTGGATGGGGGTTGCCGTATAACGTGGAGTTCGAAAACTCCAGTTCCGTCACGGTACGATACGACCCTCTGCTTGCAAGCATAGGAGAGGTTCAAAGCGTCGCGCAGGCGATCTGCGACAAATACGGTAAAGACGCCGTCCCCCTATTGGAGAGATCGGACTTCGCGGGCGTAACGAATAGCTCGTACAGGTGCGTCCCCCGCCAATAATCTACGGCGGCCAGCACTCATTAAAACGAAGATCTGATCATTAGGGCGAGGGTATTCGGCGGTCTCGTTGAGGACGCGCCTCCGTAACTCTCAAAAAAATCGCCAAGGCGACCTGGATCAAGTATCGCCCCCCCCCTGGGGGTTGGCTTCGTGCGCCTACGCTTCTTTTCCAACCTTGGAAAAGTCGGATAGTAGCGCCGGAATTTTTGTTGCCAGAGAATGCCTTAATCCTGACGGGTCACCCACGATGATCCAGTCCAGGGTGACGCCATAGCGCTCGCGCAATCTGGCTAGGGCCAGCATATTGGGCAGGTTTCTGGCGGCTTCCCAATTCGCCCAAGCCGTGCGTTCCACACCGACGCTTGTGGCCATCTCCTGCTGTGTAAAACCGAGAGCCTCACGGGTCGCGGTCAACCGCGCCGCGATTTCCCGTTCCTGCTGGGTTGGTACTGTCTTTGGTGCCATGTTCACATTATCTGACACCATATCTGGTGGTGCACGTCACTTTTACCCATTGCATAAAGACACAAAATCTGACAAATCGATCGGATGGCAATTCGTTCGTTCGACGATCTGAGTGCGCTTTTTGGTGGCGACGCGGCCTTGGGCGAGGCGGTCGGCGTCAGTCGCACCGCCGTGTTCAATTGGCGGGCGGCTGGACAGGTGCCCCCGATCAAGTGGCGTCCCATCGCCCTCGCCGCGAAAGAGCGCGGCGCCGATGACGTAACGATCGAGACTGTCGCTCACTTGATCGTCACCCGACGGCGCAGGGCGGCATGACGAAATTACTTGCTCCTCCCTTGGCCGGCGGGAGGGTTGCAGCCCTCCGCCCGTCACATTCGCTCAGTGGTTTTCCAGACCATCCCAACGCCCCGAAACTTAGCGGCGGTGGGAAACAATGTCGGTATCGGATCACGATAGGAAACTTCGCGTGAGCGCCACGATCGCCCGCATGGCGGGCCATCAGGTGGCGGCGAGCCTGCGCCGGATACACCCGGCCAATGCCGAACAACTGGTGGCGCGCGACCTGGAACGGGCGGGCACCGCGGTGGCCAATGTGACGGTGCGCCGCTGGCTGAGCGGCGAGCCGCCGGGCACCAAGCATCTGCTCGCCCTGTTCGCGGTCTATGGCCCGGCCTTCGCCGGCCGCGTGCTGGATGTCTGCGGCCAATGGGCGATGGCCCTGCAAACCCAGGCGGAACTCAACGAGATCGAACAGCAGGCGGAGGCGATCCTGGCGGCGTGCCGGGACCGCAGAGCGCTCGATCGAGGCAAGGGGCCTGAAGGCCACCATGACAGGGGAGCACCTTGAAGAAACTTCACGCCATCCTGGCCACGCTCTATGCGCTGGCCGCCTTTCCCTGGGGCCGCGCCGGCAAGGGGACCACGCAAGTGGCCAGCTGGTGCCTGCGGCGCGCCGCATGGCATTTCGGGCTGAGCCGATGACCGTGCCCCTGACCCTCGACGTGATCAACGTGCTGCGCCTCAGCTTCGGGGTTGGCGTCGTGTTCGGCGTGGCGCTGGGCATCATGGCGATGGTGTTGGTCGAGTATTGGAGCGGAAACCCGTGACCGCGCCGGGTGCGCGCCTTGCCTGGGTGGTGGCGCGCGGCGCCATCCATTTGGGCCGATGCAGCACCCGCCAAGCGGCGATGAACCTGGTCGACCGGCCCTGGCGGTTCGGGCCCATCACGATCGAGCATGACGGCACCGGCGAGCGCTGGGAACGGCGCGGCGGCGTGTGGGCCAAGACGCGCGAGCCGGTGGCGCGCCGTCGCCAGGCCGATGACCAGAAGGAAGCCACGTCGTGAAATCCATTCAGATCGCCGGGGGAAATCCTGGGCGGTGCGCGGCGCACCGCAGCAAACCAAGCCCCGCTGCGGTGCCGTCCCCCGGCGGCGCACTTTGGCGGCCAAGCGGGGCAACGCCGTGGCAAGGCCGGGGTGGTGACACCCCGGCCGAACCCCCAAAGAGAGCTTCAGGGCCATGAGACAGCGTTTACCCGATCGGCGGCTGCAGATCACCGAGGCGGTCGAGTGGAACGGCCGCGACTGGATCGTCGCGGTGGGGTTCGACCGCGCGGGCCGGGCGCTCGAAGTGTTCATCGATGGCCACAAGACGGGGAGCGCCATCGAGGCTTGGGCGGATGACAGCTGCATCCTGCTGTCGCGTCTGCTGCAGCATGGCGAAACGGCGGCGGCGTTGCTGGAAACCTTGGCGCCGAACCACACCACGACGGGCGCCGGCGAAAGGTCGCTGATGGCATGCGCCCTGGTGACGGCGGTGCGGGTCGAGCGGGAAAGCCGGCAGGCGATCCTCGACGCTTATGCGGCGCTGGATACGCGTTCGCCTCCGTCGGCGAACGCCGTTCGCCAAACAGACGGGGTGAGGCGGCCCGGGGCGCCTATGGCAGAGATCCAGGCGCAGTCATTGGATGGTGATGCGTGCCTGCTACACTTGCTGAACACCACCTTTGGGGACTGGATACGCCGGGTGGTTGCCGGGGCGCCTGCGGAAGCGGTCGCCGATGCGCCGCCGGCGGCTTTTTCGCCATGATGCGGATGGTCTTCCATCGCCGGGGCGCCCATGACGGCAAATGCTGCCGCGATGGCTGCCACGCTCCGGCCGATTGGCAGGTTGGTTTCAAGGCGTGGGCACGCGGCTATCCCAAGCGTGACAAGCATTTGCTCATCGGCGAGCTCGGCGTGTACTTGTGCGACACGCATAAGGGCGAGGTGCGCAAGGAAGACTTCTTCACCGAGGCAAGCTGGTCGCAAATCTCGACCCGCTTCGACAGCATGCGACTGCGCCCGCCGGATCTGGAACGGTTGGAAATGCGCTTCGTCGTCTTCGCGGCCGGCAGCGCATGAACGAACACCGCGATATCGTTGAGGAAGCGCTGGCATCCGCCGCCGGCGGCCTGTCGGGGCGGGCGGCCACCTGGTCGGATCCCGGCCCGCAGGTCGATCGCGATATCGCGGCGATGCGCAATCAGGTGCGGCGCCTGGTGCGCGAGCTGCCCGACGACATGACGATTTACGAGCTGCGCGAGGCGCTGGGATGACGCCGTCCCACAGTTCGCCGCGCCGCGACCTGGTGCCGATCGACCGTATCGTCTCGATGCTGGCGGCGCGGGCGCCCGATCTGGCGGCGGAGCTGTTGCCGGGTGGTGCGCGGCGGCAAGCGGAGTGGGTATGCGGCGACCTGCGGGGCGGCCCGGGCCGCAGCCTGTCGGTGCATTTGGCAGGGCCGAAATCGGGCGTGTGGAAGGATTTCGCGGCGGATACGGGCGGCGACGCGCTGGACCTGGTCGCCCATGTGCTGTTCGGCCGCGACAAGGGGCGGGCACTGCGCTGGGCACGCGGCTGGCTTGGCCTCGACGGCACCGACCCGACCGCGCTGCGCCGGACCCGCGCGGCGGTCGAGCGACACGATACCAGCGACGCGGCGGCCGAGGCGGAGGCGGCGAAGCTGCGCGGCGCGGCGCAGCGGATCTATCTGTCGGGCGCGCCGATCGCCGGCACGCCGGTCGACCGGTACCTGGATGGGCGCGGCCTGGCGGCGCGCCGTTTCCCGTTTCCGCTCCGATCGCTGCGCTATCACCCGGAGCTGTGGCACGCGGAAAGCAAACGGCGCTGGCCGGCGATGGTGGCGGGAATGGTTGGCCCGGATGGCAGCTTTCGGGCGGTCCATCGCACCTATCTGGAAATCCAGACGGATGGGCGGGTGACCAAGGCGCCGCTCGATCCGCCCAAGCTGGTGCTTGGGCAGTTCCGGGGGGCGGCGATCCGGCTGTGGCGCGGCATCGTGGTCGACCCGGAAACCGGCGAGATCGGCCAGGCGCCGCGGTTGAGCGCCGTCAAGGCGCCGGTCGAGATCGATGTCACCGAGGGCATCGAGGACGGGTTGTCGGTTGCCCTGGCGGTGCCGGCGGCGCGCGTCGTGGCGGCCGGTACGCTGGGCAATATCGGCAATCTGCGCCTGGCCAATGTCGGCGCCTGGAATGTGTGGGCGCAGAACGACGCGCCGGATAGCCCGGCGGCGCGCGCGCTGGTTCGCTCGCTCGCCCGGCTGCGTGAAACCGGGGCCGTGGTCTATGAGGTTCGGCCGCCGGAAGGCGTCAAGGACGCGAACGACGTGCTGAGGGGCGGGACCGCATCGTGAGTGACGCCGTGGATGACAGTGCCGGCAAGGTGGTCGAGATGCGGCAGCGGCGGCGGCGGAGCGGCGCCGCCGAGGCGTTGCCCGAAAAGATCGACGACCCCGAAAAGCTCGACGAGCCGGACGATCGGGGTGACGGGCCGCCGGAAGAGACGAGCGACAGCGTCTTGCCGGCGGGCTGCCCGGTGACGCCCCTCGGGCACGATACCGGCACCTGCTATTACCTGTGCGAGGCCGGGCAGCTGCGGAACCTGAGCGCCAAAGATCACTCGCGCAACAACCTCATCGACTTGTTCGGCCGGCGCGCGGAATACGTGTTTCGGACCTGGCCGCGTAAGCAGCAGATGAAGGAAACCGGCGCCTGGATCATCACCGGGTTCAAGGCGGAGGAGTGCGGGGACACGCTGCGGCTCGCCTGCAAACTGGCGGGCGTGTGGTCGCCAGTAGGGCGCGTGCGCGGTGCTGGCGCCTGGCGGGGGGTGGATGACGAGCTGGTGCTGCATGCCGGCGACGCGCTGCTGACGGTGCGGGCGGGCGATGCGGGAGTGTTTCAGGAGCCGGGCGCGCTGCCCTGGATCGAGGGCAAGCCGGGGATCGTCGGTCGCCAGGTCTATCCGACCGCGCCGTCGCTGCCGCGCCCCTCGCCCGCGCGGGAGCCGCAGGATAGCGCTGAGGGTGCCGGCGCCAAGATGTTGCGCATGCTCGGCACCTGGTCGCTGCGCCGGCCGGGGATCGATGACCATCTGGTGCTGGGCTGGATCGGCGCCGCGATGCTGGGGGGCGCCCTGGGCTGGCGGCCGGTCATGTGGATCACCGGCGCGTACAACACCGGCAAGTCCAGCATGGACAAGCTGGTCGACCGGACGCTGGGCGCCGGCACCATGCTGCACACGTCGGACGCCTCGGCCGCTGGCGTACGCCAGGTGCTGGGCCATGACAGCCGGCCGGTCGCGATCGACGAGGCCGAGGCCGATACGGATGGCCGAAAAATGAAGGCGATGGTCGAGCTGGCCCGCTCGGCCGCGACCGGCGCGCTGGCGATCCGGGGCGGGTCCGATCACAAAGCGACGCAATTCACCTTGCGATCGTGTTTCCTGTTTTCATCGATCCTGATCCCGCCGCTGTTGCCGCAGGATAGATCGCGCATCGCCGTCATCGAGCTTGACGCGCTGGGTAGCTCGCCCCCACCCGATATGAGCGAGCGGACCTGCGCGGAGCTGGGGGCGCGGCTGCTGCGCCAGCTGACAGAGCAATGGCATCGCTATGATGCGACCTGCGAGGCCTATCGCGACGCCATGGCCCGCGCGGGCCACTCGTCGCGCGGGCAAGACGTGTATGGCACGCTGCTGGCCTGCGCCGACCTGCTGCTGTACGACCACCCGCCCGATGGCGAGACGCTGGACGCCTGGTGCGACAAGATGGCGGCCGAAGGCATGGCGGAAATCCAGGCGCAGTCGTCGGATAATGACGCGTGCCTACGCCACCTGCTGACCACCCCCCTGGAAGCGCCGCGCGACCGGCTGCGCTTCACGGTCGCGGATTGGATACGCCGGGCGATCGGTACCTATCCGGGCATGGATGACGACGCGGCTGCTGCTGCCCTCGCCGACCGCGTGCTGCAGGAGGCTGGCGTCAAGGTCTGTGCCGAGGATGGTGGCAAGCCCATCAAGCTCGACCGGTATCTCGCGGTCGCCAGCTCGCATCGTGGGCTGAGCAAGATCTATGCGGGCACGCAGTGGGCCGATGCGCCGGGCGCGCAAGGCGTGTGGGTGCAGTCGCTGCGCCGCCTGCCGCATCTGGTGCCGCTGGGCGCCAATGGCAAGCCCAAGGCCATTTGGATCGGCAGCACGGTCAAGGCGACCCTGCTGCCCCTCGCCTTGTGCCTGCCCGCCCCGCCCGATAGGGCGGACGAAGACCCGTCATCCGCAGCTTCGCCCGATAGGGCGGAGCGGAGCGCGGATGACACCTATTCCATTCCATTCTAAGGCGGTATCAATGGCTTGCGCCCTATCCCCATGCCCATGCCCGCCCGCGCCCCAACCCGTTGGCGTGAGCGATCATAGACGCGGCCCGCGCGCCGGGTCTGGGGCGGTTAGGTGCTGGTTAGGTCCGTGGTTAGGTCGAAAGATCAACAGGACCAAGGCCTTAGATCAATTCCTAACGACCTAACGACCTAACGCGTTCGCCCTAGACGTATGCACATGCGCACGCGCGTGTGTGTGAAAATAGGTGGTTAGGTGGTTAGGTCGTTAGGAATATGGATAAGTCTCTGAACTTACAGGGAAAAGCACCTAACCACAGACCTAACCAGCACCTAACCGGCGGTTCGGAATTAAATATCGGGGGTTTATTCGGGTATGGGTGAGCAAGCGAAGGCTGGGCAAGCAGCGATCGGGGCGGCGATGGCGATCGCGGCTGACGCTGACGGCGAGGGCGAGGAACAGCTTGACCTCTTGGGCCTGCCGCCGCTTCGGGCGGGGGCGATCCTTGCGGAGCGGCGCGGGCGGGGCCGGCCGCCGGGCGCGCGGAACAAGCGGACCGAGGATCTGGTGGCCTGGCTGCTGGGCAAGTACCCGTCGCCGCTGGAAGGCCTGTTGCAGATGGCGAATGCGCGGGTGGATGAGCTGGCGGCGCAGCTGGGGTGCACGCCGCTTGAGGCGCTGCAGGAAAAGCGGCACGCGGCCATCGCGGCGCTGCCGTACATCCATCAGCGCCAGGCGATCGCGGTGGACGTGACCCAGCGCAACGTCGTGCACCTGACCCTGGAAATGGGCGGCGCCGAGGCACTTGACGAAACCGTTATGGATCAATGGGTTACCGTCGAGCCGGTCGAAAAGTCTGACAGTGGAAAGTCTGACAGTGACCGCTAAGCCCTTGCGCGCGAACGGCATTCGCCTGTCCGTCCCGCTGATTGTGTATCAGCCGGCCCGACCCTCCGCCCAGCCGGGAGGCGCCCCGGTCGGCGGCTTCGCTCGGCCCGCCGCCTGCTCTCCCGCCCAGGAATTGCCGACGAGGGGGTACCCGGGTTTTCGCGGCGACGACCGCCCCGCGCCCCCTGTCAGCGTGCTTTACCCGCCGCTGGGGAGTTTCGGAAGAAACGCGATTACGGGGCTGACGACCACAGGGGTGGGGGGATCATGACCGGCCAGCGTTTGGATCTGAGGTGGAAGCCGCCGGGGCCGGTTGCCGCGCGCTTCATGGCGGCGACGGCGCGGCTGCAGGTGCTGAACGGCCCGATCGGCTCGGGTAAGACGACGACCGTGCTGATGAAAGTCATCCAGATCGCCAGCCGTCAAGCGGTATCGCGCCACACCGGCCGGCGGCGGGTCAAGGTCTGCGTCGTGCGCGATACCTATCGGCAGCTCTGGAAGACGACGCTACCGTCCTGGTTCAAGCGGGTGCCGCGCAACGTCGGCACTTTCACCGGCGCCGAGAACGCACCGGCCTCGCATCTGGTCACCTTCCAGCTCGGCGACGGCACCATGGTCGAACTGCAGATGGATTTCATCGCGATCGGCGAAAACGCGGTCGAGGACGTGCTGCGCGGCTATGAGCCGACGTTCTTCTACCTCAACGAGGGCGATCTGCTGGCGCGCGAGGTCTACACCTATGCCCGCGGCCGCACCGGCCGGTTCCCGGATATGGCGGAATGCGGCCCGACCTGGCACGGCATCCTGATGGATTGCAACGCGCCGGAATTCGGCAACTGGCTGTACGAGGACGTGTTCAAGGCGACGCCGGAGGGTGTGGCGCTGTTCCGCCAGCCAAGCGGTCTGGCGATCGACGCGGAGAACCTGGATAACCTGCCGCCCGGCTACTATGCCGACCAGGTCGCCAATCAGCCGGAATGGTATGTCCGGCGCATGATCATGAACGAGCCGGGCTATAGCCGGGCCGGCAAGCCGATCTATCCCGAATATTCCGACCTGCGGCATGTCTCGGGCTATGAGCTGCGGCCGGTGCTTGGCATGCCGCTGGGGATCGGGCTCGATGCGGGGCTGTCCCCGGCGGCGGCGCTGGGCCAACGCATGGCGAACGGCCAATGGCGCATCACCGATGAGCTGGTCGCCGAACAGGGCACCGGACCGACGCGGTTCGGTGAGATGTTGGGGCGCTTGCTGCATGAGCGCTATGAGGGCATCCGCACGATCCGGGGATGGGCCGATCCCTCCGCCGCCTATGGCGCCGACAAGCAGGCCGGCGAAAAGAGCTGGATCGAGATCGTGTCTTCCGTGGCCGGCATCCCGATCAGCCCGGCGCCGACCAATGCGCTGATCCCGCGCCTGGATGCCGTGCGCCGGCCGCTGACGCGCCTGATCGACGGCGAGCCGGGGTTCCTGCTGTCGCCGCGCTGCACCGTGCTGCGTGAGGGCTTCAACGCCGGCTATCGCTATCGCAAGCTGCATGGCCCCGGAAACGATCGCTACACGGATGAGCCGGATAAAAACGAGTATTCGCACCCGCATGACGGGCTGCAGTACCTGGTTTCGGCCGGCGGCGAGGACATCGAGATCCGGGGCCGCAACGAGCGGCGGTTCCAGCTCAGCCGTGACGCGCAGCGGACGCACGAACACGACTGGGACCCGTTCGCGGCATGAGGGGCGCGCCATGAGCAACCGACCGGGGCCGATGCCGCTCGACCAGCAGATTGAATTGGGCGTGCAAATCGTCGCGGCGCGCGGGCAGGGCGTCAGCTGGAAGGTATTGGAGCGGGTCTACAACCGGGGCCGCTTGCAGCTCTGGCGCTACGCAGGGGCCGCCACGGCGGCGCTGGGGACGCAATCCCTGGTGTCCAGCCCGGCTAATGAAACAAAATAGCGGGCTAATGAAACATCTTCGGTGTTGAACGCCCGACTCCGCCACGCGACTCTGCTGGTCGAATTCGCGACCATTTGGAGTTCCGCCGATGTCCCGTCTTGGTTTCCCCGTCCTCTACCGCGTTCACCATGAGCATTACGGCGTCCATCACGCCGACATGGAGACATTTGCCGGCCTGGTGACGCGCGAGCATCCGGACGGCACCTGCGATCTGGTGATCTTCCCGCCGAACAAGGAACCCCGTTCGGTCGACAAGATCGCCGAAGGCATCGGCCCGCATATGTTCACGTCGCTGGGCGGCGGCCCGATCGAAGTGGCCGAAGCCCCGTCGACGGATGCACCGCAGTCGGCACCGGCCACCGGCGATCAGACTCCGCCGGCCGCCTAACGGCCATGGCCGTCATGAAGTCCCTCGCCGCCGAACCGAAAGCCCCGTCGATCCTGCCCGCCTCCTGTGGCACCTGCGGGATGTTTCTGGCGCCGAAGCAAGTGCCTGACGTGGCGCGGGGCTATGCCGAGATGCGCGGCGATTGCCGGCGCTATCCGACGCCGGTCAAGCGGCACGTCGACGATTGGTGCGGCGAGCACCGTGAGCAGGATCTGCCCCATGTCGATTGAACTCGGCACCCGCGCCAAGCAGAATTTCTCGCAGACCCATCCGCCGTCCAGCCAGGTCAACGGGCACCTGGCGCGCGACCCCGGCATGTCCAAGCGGTCGCTGCCCGCCAGCGCCACCTTCGTGAATTCCGCCACGAACCAGATCCAGGGCGCCGCCAACGACTTCGTGGGCTGGATCGTCGGCGAACGCTGCGTCATTCGGGGAACGCAGCTCAACAATGGCGAGCATCAGGTGCTGGCGATCGACGCCACGAACCACGCCTATCTGCAGCTCGACCAGGGCGTCAAGAACGAAGGGCCGATCGCCGGTGTCGAGGTGCGCACGCCATGAGCGGCTATGTGGCCGCGACCAACCAGCTCGCCGGCAAGGCGGCGACGGTCTATCAGACCGCCGTCGCCCTCACGCCGACCGACAACACCCAGATCGGCCCGTTCTCGGCCTTCTATGTCGGGGTGACCGGCGACGTTACCGTGGTGCCGCGTGACAGCGTAACGCCGGTGCTGTTCAAGGCCGTGCCAGCCGGGACGCTGATCCCGATGGCGGTCCAGGGCGTGAACGCCACCGGCACCTCGGCGACCAACATCCTGGGCCTCGGCTGATGGCCCCACTGACCCCGGCGCAGAGTTTCGACGCGCTCGCCATTCTGCCGCCTGGCATCGTGGCGACCCGCGCGATCGTCGACGGGTTGTCCGCCGCCTGGGCGGCCGGCGGTTTCATACCGTTGACCCCGGCCCAGGTCTTGGTCGTGACCGGGCCGTCGCCCGTGGCGCCGACGCACTTGCCGCGTTTCGCCGATAGCAATCCCGCCCCCTTCGACGATTGGGTGCAATACGGCGCATCGCCGATCGGCGGGGTGGCTTCATGAGCGGGTTGTTCAAAACCAACACCCCCGCGCCGACGACACCGGCACCAGCGGCCGCCGCACCGACCGTGACCGACGCCAGCGTGCAGGCGGCGGCGCAGGCGCAGGCGACCGCGCAGGCGCAGGCGGCGGGTCGCGCCTCGACGATCCTGACATCCGGGCAGGGCGATCCCACGGCCGCCACGGTCGATAAGAAAACCCTGCTGGGCGGCTGATCCATGGACGACATCGCCAAAGACATCATCCAGACCTGGGAACGCCTCGACGGCGATCGCGGGACGTGGAAAAGCCATTGGCAGGAAATCGGCAACTACATGCTGCCGAACCGCAACGACTACATCACCCGGCGCACCCCCGGGCAAAAGCGCACCCAGTATATTTTCGACAGCACGCCGCTGGTGGCCCTGGAGCAATTCGCCGCCGGCATGCATGGCCTGTTGACTAGCCCCAGCCTCCAATGGTTCGCCATGAAGGCGGAGGATGACGGGCTCAACACGCGCGACGACGTGCGGGCCTGGCTCGATGACGCGACCAAGACGATGTACGGGATCTTCAACGGTCCCGGCCATAATTTCGCGTCGCAAAGCCATGAGCTGTATCTAGACATCGGCTCGGTCGGCACGGCCGTCATGGCGGTGCTGGAAAGCAAGCGCAAGGGCATGCTGTTCTCGACCCGGCACCTGAAAGAATGCGTGATCGCCGAGAACGAAGAGGACCGGGTCGATACCCTGGTGCGCAAATGGCATTACACCGCCAAGCAGGCGGTCGAGGCCTGGGGGTCGGCGGCCGGCGAAAAGGTGCTGAAGGCCTACGACGAAAAGCCGGACACCTCGTTCGAGTTCATGCATTCGGTCCGGCCGCGCCGCGACCGCAATCCGGAGCGGCGCGACGCGAAGCATAAGGCATTCGAGAGCTGCTACATCTCGGTCGCCGATGGCGCGGTCATCCAGGAAAGCGGCTTCGACGAATTCCCCTATCTGGTGCCGCGCTTTTCCAAGGCGACGGGCGAGATCTATGGGCGCGGCCCCGGTTCGCTGGTGCTGGCCGACGTCAAGATGCTGAACGAGATGCGCAAGACCATCCTGAAGGGCGCGCAAAAGGTCATCGACCCGCCGCTGATGGTGCCGGATGACGGCTTCATGACGCCGATCAAGACGGTGCCGGGCAGCCTGAATTATTACCGCGCCGGGTCGAACGACCGCATCGAGCCGGTCGAGACCAAGGGCCAGGTGCAGCTGGGCATCGACATGCTGGGCGGACTGCAGCAGCAGATCAAGCAAGGCTTCTATGTCGAATGGCTGATGATGCCATCCGACCCGAACGATCCCTCCGCCGCCGGCAAGGGCATCACCGCCACCTATGTGCTGCAGCAGCGCGACGAAAAGATGCGGCTGCTGTCGCCGATGCTGGCCCGGCTGCAGGCCGAGTTCCTGGGGCCGCTGATCGATCGCGTGTTCGCCATCCTGTGGCGGCAGAGCGTGCGGCTGGGGTTCGGCCCCGGTTCGCCGTTCCTGCCGCCGCCGGCGGCGCTGTCGGGCGTGAACCTGAGGGTCGAGTATGTCAGCCCGGTGGCGCTGGCCCAGAAATCCAGCCAGATGGACGCGGTCGGCCGGCTGCTGCAGCTCGTCCAGGCGGTCATGCAGGTCGACCCGAACGCGGCGATGGTGCTCGACACCGAGGCGATGCTGCGCCTGGCCGCGAACGACCTCAACACCCCGGCCGCCATCCTGAAATCCCCCGAACGCCTGGCGCAGGACAAGGCCGCCAAGCAGCAGGCCGACGAGGCGATGCAGCAGCATATGCAGCTGGAAAGCCTGGCGAAGACGGCGAAGGACGGCAGCGCCGCCATGCAGAACATGGCGAGCGCCGGGGCGCTGGCCGGCGCCGCCGGGGGCGGGCAGGGCGGCGGCGTAGGCCAGGGTGGTGCAGGCCAGGGTGGCGCTGGCCAGGGCGCCGTGCCGCAAGGGGTCGCGGCATGAAATGCGATCACACCGGCTGCAAGGCCGAGCCGATCCGCGCGCCGCGCGTCATCGTGCCTTATGTGGGCTGGCCGGCCCCGATACCGGGCTTCACGCCGCTGCGCATGATGACCACGCTGCATTACTGCCAACCGCATGTCGGCGAGCTGAAGGCCGAGGACATCCTCACGGCGAAGGTCAAGGCGGATTTCGAGGATATGGCGCGGGCCAAACGGCCGCTCGGCTTCAAATGCGATTTCGAGGCGGCGTTCGTCGAGTATCTGCTGGTCACCACGCCCGAATACCGCGATTTCCTCGACCGCCTCGACGTCGGCCGGCTGCTGCGCCGCCTAACGGCGGAGGCGTCATGAGTGCGGCCGATGTCATGGCCCGGGTCACCGCCTGGCGCCGCCGCGTCTCGATCCGCACCACCTATCACCGCGTCTTCGAGACGCCGGATGGCGCGCGGGTGCTCGAAGACATGCTCAAGGGCGGCGGCATGCTGGAACGCAGCTTCGTACCCGGCGACCCCTATGCCACCGCGTTCAACGAGGGGCGCCGCTCCGTGATGATCGATGTCCTGCGTCTCCTCAGCTGGACCGAGGGGGCGCTGTCCAAGCTATCCGATGACCAAGTCGCGGCGCGCCTGATGGCGACCGAAGACGACGAGTGAAGGGCCCCAGCATGTTCGCATTCTTCCGCCAGCCCTGTTTCGCGCCCGATGCCGGCGGCTCGCCCGGCGCCGCATCAAGTGCCGCCTCGGCCGATGCCGGCGCCACGGCCCCGACCACAACGGCGCCCGCGCCCGGCGCCACGGTCCCCGCGGCCACGGTCCCGGCCACCGCCGCGCCGGCGGTTACCTCGTTCAGCGAGACGCTACCGGAGGATATTCGCGGCGACGCGGTGTTCAAGGACATCAAGGATCTGGCCGGCCTGGCGAAGTCCTACCGGAATGCCGCGAAGATGGTCGGCCTGGATAAGGCCACCGTGGTGGCGCTGCCCAGTCCCGAGGATGCCGAGGGCTGGAACGGCCTCTATGGCAAGCTCGGCCGGCCGGAAAGCGCCGATAAATACGTCATGCCGGCGAAGGGCGAAGGCCTCGCCTATGACGAGACCGACGCGGCGTTTCAAAAGACCATCCTGCCGATCCTGCACGAGGCCGGCATCACCCAGCGCCAGCTCGACGCGATCATTCCAAAATGGAACACCCTCGCTAGCTCCGGCACCGCCGCGAAGGATGCCGAGACGGCGGCGCAGCTGGCGAGCGCTTCCGCCACACTCAAGACCGATTGGGGTCAGGCCTATGAGCCGAAGCTGGCGCTGGCGAATGATGCGATCCGGCACTACGCCGACGAGCTGAAGCTGGGCGGCGACGTGACGGCGGCGCTGGAAAGCACCGGCCTCGGCAACCACCCGGCGCTGGCCAAGCTGTTCGCCCATCTGGGTGCGCAGCTGCAGGAAGACGGCGCGCTCAAAGGGCGCGGCTCGGGCGGCGGCGCGGCCGTGCTGTCGCCGGCCGAGGGCCGCCAGCAGATCGCGGCCAAGCAGAACGACGCGGAATTCATGAAGGCCTATACGAGCAAGAGCGCCCCCGGACATGCCGACGCGGTCCAGGCGATGCAGCGGTTGTACGAGATGGCCTTCCCGTCCGCCACCTAGGCGCGGCGGAGACAACGCATTCCGGAGGCCCGGGGAGCTTTGACGCGGCGCTGTCCTAAAGGGGGCGGCATTCGCATCGGGGTCCGGACGAAGGTTTCGGCGCAGACAGTCGTTAGGCGGCACGGGAGTGTCGCCAGGTCAGGCACGGGTCCAGTGGGGCGCGCCATCAAGCGGCGCGCGGGATTGGGGAGCTCAGCCGTCATCGAGCCCCAGCGCCGCAGGCGAACGCCGTTCGCTGTGTGAGTGTAGCGAACGTCGTTCGCCCTCTGCGGGGGATCTTGAAACCACGGCTCGGCTGGAAACCGGGCCTGACGGGAGCATGTACCCATGTCGTTCACGGTCACGGACGCGTTCGTCCAGCAGTTTTCGGGGAACGTCAAGTTCCTCGCCCAGCAAACCAAGTCGCGCATGCGCCCTTGCGTGATGGAGGACACCATCACCGGCGACAGCGCCTATCTGGAACAGATGGCGCCGACGGCGGCCCGCAAGGTTATCGCCCGGCACGGCGACAGCCCGATCATGAACACCCAGCATCTGCGCCGCCGCGTCGCCCCCTATGACTACGATTGGGGCGATCTGGTCGATGTCGAGGATAAGGTGCGCCTGCTGATCGATCCGGAAAGCAACTATGCCAAGAACGCGGCCTATGCGCTGGAACGGGCGATCGACGACGAACTCATCGGCTCGCTCTGGGCCACCGCCTATACCGGTCACACCGGCTCGACCGCCGTCGCCTGGCCGAACGGCAATGCCGAAAGCGCGCCGACCACGCCGGCCGGCACCCAGGTCCTGGTCAATGACTGGACCTATGGCAACGGCAGCGGCAACGCGGGCCTGACCATCTCCAAGCTGATCTCGGCCTCGGTGGCTCTCGACGCGGCCGAAGGTGACGACGACGAGGAGCGCTATATCGTGATCGGCGCCAAGCAGAAGGGCAATCTGCTGGCGACCACCGAAGCGACCTCGGCGGATTACGCGTCGGTCAAGGCCCTCAACGAGGGCAAGATCGACAGCTTCATGGGCTTCAAATTCATCCATTCGGAGCGGCTATCGCAGGACGCCAGCGGCTATACCCGCGTGCCGGTCTGGCGCAAATCCGGCCTCGGCCTCGGCGTCGCCAAGGATGTCTGGTCGATGATCGACCGGCGGCCGGACAAGCGCTTCTCCTGGTACGTCTACGCCGCCATGTCGCTCGGCGCCACGCGTCTCGAAGAGGCGAAGCTCGTCGAGCTGAAGTGCCTCTAAGCCGGTAATCCCGCTCCCCGCAACCGCATAGCCGGGCGAGGCCGAGGCCCGCCCGGCGGAGGACCGCATCATGACCGTGGCCACCGCTTTTTCCACCCAGATGACCCAGCTGACCGGCAATGCCGGCGGGGCCATCCAGCAGCTGCCCAATTCCAATGTCGTCGCCGGGCGCGAACGCTGCTTCATCGCCAATATCGCCCTCGCCACTCAGGCGATCGGCACCGTGTTCGGCGTCGCGCGCATTGGGCTGCTGGGCGTCATCACCGGTATCACCCTGATCACCGATACCTCGCTCGGTTCGGCGACGATCGCGCTGGGCGATGCCAACTCCTCGGCGATCTACATGGCGGCCTCGGTGCTGACCGCCACCAACACGCCGACCCGCGTCGGCCTGGCCTCGACCCATGGCGCGCCGATCGCCACTGGCTATGACTGCGTCAGCGGCCTCGTCAGCAAGAGCTACGAGGACATCATCCTGACGACCGCCGTCGCGGCGCTGCCGGCCTCCGGCAACCTCGCGATCATCTTCGAATACGTGATCGACTAGGAAGAAGGGGGGAGGGCCGTGAGGCTCTCCCCCCGCTGATCATGTCCCTGGGCGACAGCATCATCTCGATCTGCAACACAGCGCTGTTCGCGCTGGGCGAGGATCCGATTTCCTCGCTCGGCGACCCCACCAAGCGCGCGATCCTGTGCAAGGCTCGGTTCGACCCGGTGCGGCGCGCGGTGTTGCGCGCCTATCCCTGGAACTGCGCGAAGAAGCAGGCGCAGCTCGCGGCCGCCGCGACACCGCCGCTGTTCACCTATGCCAACGCCTATCCGCTGCCGCCCGATTTCCTGCGCATGTACGACCTGCCGGAGAGCGATAAGGCGCAATGGGAGATCATCGGCCGGCAGCTGCTGACCGATGAGGGCGCCCCGCTTGACGTCGTGTACATCCAGGACCTGACCGACCCCACGGTCATGGACCCGCTGCTGGTCGAGTGCATCGGGGATCAGCTCGCCGCGGAGCTGGCCCAGCCACTGACCCAAAGCCAGGCGAAGCAGCAAGGCATGCTGACTGTGCTGAAAGGCAAGCTCGACGCGGCGCGGCTCGCCGATAGCCAGCAGAACAGCCCGGTCGAATGGGATGAAGACATCTGGCTGAGGTCGCGTCGCTGATGCGCGTCGATATCGATCTCACCAACTTCACGGCCGGCGAGCTGAGCCCACGCCTCAAGGGCCGCACCGATGTCGTGAAATATTATAACGGCCTCGACACCATGCTGAACATGGTGACCCTGCCGCAGGGCGGCGCGCAGCGGCGGCCGGGCACGGTCTATGTGACGCAGGCCATTCTGCAGAGTTCGGCATCGCGCCTGCGTCGGTTCATCTTCTCGACGGTCCAGGCCTATATGCTGGAATTCGGCGCCTATACCATCCGCGTGCTGATGAATGACGCGATGATCATCAACGCCGACGGGTCGCAAGTCGTCGTCAACACGCCGTATCAGCCGACCGACCTCGCCGCGCTGAAGTTCACGCAAAGCGCCGATACGCTGTACATCTGCCATCCGCGCTACCCCACCATGACGCTGACCCGATCCAGCCATTACGTCTGGACGCTGTCGCCCCTGGTGACCCGCGACGGGCCCTATCTGAACGTCAATACGACCACCACCACCTTGACCACGGGACGGGTGGCGACCGGCAATGTGGTGGTGACGGCCAACAGCGTGGTCGGCCTAAATAGCTCGCCCAGCTCGGCCGGCGTGGGTTTTTTGCCGACCGATATCGGCCGGCATATCCGCATCAAGCTGTCGAGCCTGTGGGGCTGGCTGATCATCACCGGCTATAATTCGCCGACCCAGGTCATCGCCACGGTGCAGGGTGCGGTGAATAGCGGCGCCGCCGGCGCGCTGGACGGTGCCGCGTGGCAGGGCAATACGGTCTATGTCACGGGAACGATCGTTACCCCCGATGGCGTCAACTACTACCAGGCGATCGTCGGCGGCATCTCGAGCGCGGCGGCGCCCCCCAGCGGAACCGGTACCGCCATCGCGGACAACACGGTGACCTGGAAAAACGTCGCGGCGCCGTTGTTCAACACGACGACCTGGTCGCTGGGCAAATGGAGCAATACGACCGGCTGGCCCTCGGTGCCGACCTTCTGGCAGCAGCGGTTGATGCTGGCGGCGTCGACCAACCAGCCGAACGCCCTCGACGGCTCGGTTTCGGGCGATTTCACGAATTTCGCGCCGACCATGGCCGATGGCACGGAGGTCGCGACCAATGCGCTCGACTGGCTGATCAGCGACGATCAGGTCAATGCCATCCATTGGATCAGCGCCGCCGGCAGCGCGCAGGCGGCGCAGTTGGGCATCGGCACCAGCGGCGGCGAGGACATCATGCAGGCGGCCTCGACGTCGGCGGAGCTGACGCCGACTAGCGTCCAGGTCTATCGCGAAACGGCGCTGGGCTCCGCCGCGAATGTCGATCCGCTGCGCATCGGCAAGGCGCTGCTATTCGCCAATCGGCCCGGCCGCAAGGTCCATGAATGGACCTTTCAATGGACCGTCAACGGCTATCTGGGACCGGACGTCACCGTCGACAGCGAACACATCACGAAGTCGGGCATCGCCCAGATGGTCTATCAGCAATCGCCCTATTCGATCATCTGGGCGATCCTGAACGACGGCACGCTGATCGGCTTCACCTATCTCAGCGACCAGAAAATCCAGGCCTGGCACCGGCACCGGCTGGGCGGCCAGTATTTCGGCGGGCCACCGCGCGTCGAAAGCATCGACGTCATCCCCAGCCAGGACGGCTCATATGACGAGCTATGGCTGCAGGTGGTCCGCGAGATCAATGGCATAGCGAGCCGATCGATCGAGGTGATGAGTGCGTTTTTCGATGGGGCCACCACGTCCATCGAACAGGCGGTGATGGTCGACGCGGCGGTCTCCTCGGCGCTGACCTATCCCAACGCCTTCATGCAACCCGCCGCCTCATCGGGCACCGGCGTGAACTTTCTGGCCGCCGCCCCGGTATTCACCAGCGGCCAGGTCAACGCCCTGATCCGCATCAATGGCGGCATCGCCATCGTGCGCGCCTATGTCAACGCGCTGAACGTGACTTGCGACTGGTACGTGCCCGCCGCGACCAACCCGATCGGCGCACCCGGCGCGTGGAGCTGCACGACCCCGCATAGCAGTTTTTCCGGCGTCAGCTATCTCAACGGCGAACCGCTGCAGATCATGGGCGACGGCGCCGATTTCGGCACGCAGGTTTCGACCAACGGCGCGGTGGTCTTGCCCGCCGGTTATTCGGCGACCTTCGCGACCATCGGGCTGCCCTACACCTATCGGCTGCTGACCATGCCGTTCGAGCCGCAGCGCGCGGCGGCGGCATCGAGCCAGGGTAAGGCGAAGCGGCTCGACACGCTGTATCTGCGGCTGTTCGAAAGCCTGGGCTGCAATTTTGGCCGGCAGGTTACCGATCCGCTGACGGGATCGATAACCGATGTCACCGAGCCGCTGGAAACCCGCTCGGCCGCCGACCCGATGGGCCAGGCGCCGCCGCTCTATAGCGGGCTGCAGCGGCTGAAGCTGCCGGGCGGCTACGATCAGGAATGCCAGATCCTGGTGACGGGATCCGGCCCCTATCCGATCACCGTTTTGGCGATCACCGCCAAGGCGGATGTCGGGGAAATGCCCCAACCATGATGAATTTCATTCATCATGGCGCCGTGGCGACAGCGGTTCCCCCGGAACCGCGAGAGCCGGCAGCCATCCCCGCCCCAGCGAACGCCGTTCGCCCAAACACCGTTCGCCCCGTGAGCATCGCGAACAGCGTTCGCCCGAACACCGTTCGCATGGTTCCGCTGACGGCGGAGCTGCTGGCGCTGTTGCCGCTGCCCGACGCGGCGCTGTCGGGCTTTGTCAGTCAATCGAGCTTCGTGCGTGACGCGGTGGAGGGTAGCCAGGGCTTCGTCATGCTCGATGGCGGTTACGTCGTCGGCGCCGGCGGCGTGGGGCCGATCTGGCCGGGCAGGGCGGTCGCCTGGATGCTGGTCGGCGGTTGGGCACGGCCCCGTCATTTGGCGGCGGCTTTTCCGTTCGTGCGCGACCTGCTGGCCCGCCTGCAGGTCGATCCCGCCTATCGCCGGATCGAATGCACCGTGCCGACCGGCTTCGCGGGTGGGGCGCTCTGGGCGTGCCGGCTCGGCTTCGTGCCCGAAGGCGTCATGCGCGGCTATGGCCTGCACGGCGAGGATCACGAGCTTTATGCGAGGTATGTCTGATGGCTTACGCGACAGCCATCGCGGCCGTGGTCGCGGCCGTGGCCACGGTGGCAACCACGGCCGTTTCCGCCTCGGCACAGTCGGATGCGGCCAAGGCGCAGCAGCAGACCAACGACTACAACGCCCAGGTCGAGGCACAGAAGGCGCAGGAGGCCACCAATCAGGCGGCGGCGCAGGCGCAGGCCGATCAGCAGGCGACGGAGCGCAAGCTGGGCGATGCGTCGGCGGCTTATGCGGCCTCGGGCGTCGATCCCAATTCCGGCACGCCGCTGTCGGAGATGTCCGATCTGGCGACGCAAGGCGAGCTGACCCGGCAACTCGATCTCTATCGCGGCCAGATCAGCGCCACGAACGCCACCCAGCAGGGGACGCTCGACACGCTGGCCGGCCAGAACGCCGCCGCAGCCGGCTCGACAGCGGCGGGAACCACCCTGCTGACCGGCGCCGGCAGGCTGGCCGGGTCCTACGCGGCGTCGAGCTCGCCCGTCACTCAGCCGACAACCCAGAGCAGTTCGAGCAACAGCGCCGGCGTGGCGAGCTACTGAGCCATGCCCGCCATCCCCACCTTTGAAAACCAACTGGCGGTACCGACCAATCCGGGCGCGCCGCGCGCCGACCCGGCGGTGTTTTCCCAGGCAAGCACCGCGCTGGCGCGCGGCGCCGGGCAGATCTCGGATGTCGCGGAGCAATTCAACGAAAAGTACCAGAACGCCAAACGCCAGGCGGATGCCTCCGATGTCTCGGCGCAGGCGACGCAGCAGCTGGGCGACGCGCAATTCCGCTGGTCGAAGGTGCCGGATCGCGACGCCGCGGCGGCGGGTTTCCAGAGCGAGGCGGCGCAGATCAAGGCGACCACCCTGGCGCGGGTTAATGATCCGCTGACCTTGAGCATGGTCACGCAGGGGATCGACCATGAGGTCGCCCTGCGCGGCATCGATACGGGCAACGCGGCGTTCGGTCTTGAGGCATCGACGCGACGCGGCAATCTGGACACCAATCTGAACAACCTGGCGCAATCGGCGGCGACCGCGACGAACGATCCCCTGCGCGCCCATATCACCGACACCGCCATGCAGACCATCCATGACTCGGTCGCGGCTGGCTGGCTGAACCCGCAGGACGGCGCCGACCGGGTGCTGAGCTTCAAAAGCCAGGCCGCGGAAGTGAACGCGCGGCAGGATATGAACGGTGACCCGGCAATGGCGGCGGCGAAGCTGTCCGACCCAACCGCCTATCCGGGGTTGATGCCGGAGCGCCGCGAAGTGCTGCAGTACCGGGCCGAGATGCGCGCGGATCGCATCGACCGCGCCACCGTCGCGGCGCAGGCGCATGCCGACGCCATGGCGGAGCGCGACCTGCGCCGCGCGCAAAGCGCCAACGAGGTGACGCTGCTGAGCCAGGTCTATGGCGGCGGCCAGGTCGACCCCAAGCAATTGGCCGATCTCGCCACGTCGCAGCAGATCTCGCCCGGCGGCCTCGAAGCGGTGCATTCGGCGATGGCGCGGCAGCAGGCCGGCACCGACAGCCCGCTCGCCGTGATCGATGCCTATAAGCGGCTGGGCGATGGCAGCCTGACCGCCGGGGACGTGCACGGGCTGATCATCAACGGCGCGGTCAAGGGCACCACCGGTGCCGAGCTGATGCGGGCCTTGAACGCGCAGGACAAGCAAAGCCAATCGGCCATCGAACGCGGCACCTATGGCCAGCTGAAAACCGCGCTGAGCGGCCAGGCGGTGGAGCAGGGCCTGTTCAAGGATAATGAGCCGCAGGTCGTCAAATGGGCGCAGGCCCAGGGCGAATGGACCAATCGCGTCACCGTCAATGGCGAGGATCCACAAGCGGTGCTGGGGGACATGCTGCCGCGCTATCAGGCGGCCTCGACCTCGGCGCCGACCTGGCTGCCGGCGCCCCGGTTCGGCGCCATCGCCAATCCGACGGATCTCGCGACGATCGCCGTCAAGACCAATCAAGCGCGCGACGCCGGCCAGATCGATCAGCCGACCTATGACGCGCAGGTCGATCTGCTGACCCGGTACAAGACCTTTTACGACCAGCAGGCGGCCGCCGCGACGGTTCGGGCGCCCGGCGCCGCGAAACCGAAGAAACCGGCGGAGGGCGGGCAATGACGGATCCGGCGACGATACCCGATCAAGCGGCGGCGGCCGCCCCAGGACCGGCATCGGGCGACGATCAGGTCAAGGCGGATTTCCTGGGTGCCCGCGCGATCGCCGGCCGGCCGAACGACCAGTGGATCCGCGATCTGGTCGCCACCGGCGCCGCCGCGCCGCCGGCGGGGCAGACGGGGCAGGCCGCGCCGGCGGCGAACCAGAATGCCGAAGCGGCGCCGGCGCCCGTCGTATCGCCAAGCCTGTTGATGGGGTCGCCCGGATCGATCAGCCATTTCATGGCGGGCGCCGCGCAGCGGGCGACACAGCCGACGATCGCGCCGGATGGCTATGCCGCCCGCCTGCTGCAGGCGGCATCCGGCGGCGCCGCGCAATCCTTGAAGGATCTGGCCGCCGCCGGCGACGCGGTGTCGGGCGGTCCGTCGAGCTACCAGGCGCCCTCTGAAAAAGACGGGGCCGGCAAGGATACCCAGCCGCTCGGCTGGGGCGATCTCGGCGACCCGGCGACGGCGGTCGCGAAATCGGTCTACCAGCTCGCCCATGGCGCGCCGGTGCTGGCGGCCGGCATCGTCGGCGGCATCGGCGGCGGGGCGGTCGGCTCGGCCGTGCCGGCGATCGGCACCACGGCGGGCGCGCTCGGCGGCGGGGCGCTCGGTGCCGGCGCCATGTCGGCGGCGCAAAGCATCGGGCCGTATTACGCGGCGGCGCTGCGGGCGAACCCCGACGATCCGCAAGCCGCCTTCGACCGGGCGGTGAAGCAGGCCGGCACCGATGGCGTATTCACCGCCGCCGGCTGGGCGGCCTTCGGCTTCGCGCCCTTCAAGGGTGCCGTGCAAAACCTGATGCTGCAGGCCTTCGGCGTGCAGCCCGGCGTCGCCATGGCGCAGAAGGCGACGCAGAACGTCGAGGATGGCCGGCCGATCGGCGAAGGCGTGGTGGACGCGATCCCCGGCGCCGTGGTCGGCACGGCACTGCCGGCGGCGGCCCATGCGGCGGTCAAGGGCATGGTCGGCGGCGGGGCCGCGCCGGCGGCCGGCGGCGACGCGGCGGTGGATGCTCCGGTCGCCGGCGCACCGGCGGCGCCCCAGGCTGAAGCCGATCAGCCGCCGCCGCCGGTGCGAACGGCGTTCGCACCGGATTTTCCGGATGTCGTGATCCAGAAGCCCGGACCGCAATCGCTCACGAAGCTGTATCCGGAAGACTACCCGGCAGCCAAGGCCGGCGATATCGAGGCGGCGTCGCGTGTGGTCGACAAGCTGATCGATCCCGCGCAGGTCGACGCGCTGCGCGGCCTGATCGGCGATCGCAAGCCGATCATCGTCGCCGTGCATGCGGATGAGGCGGCGGGGCGCAACAAGCTGCCGCAGGCTTATGCCAAAACCCTGGGCGACCAGCTGGGCCTGCAGGTCGATAACGACATCATTCAGGCGAACAGCCCACAGCGCACCGGGCAGGATGGTGTCTATCGGCTGACCAATCGCAGCGCCTTCGATGGCGAGGTGACGCCGGGCGCCGATTACCTGATCGCGGACGATCACATCACCCAGGGCGGCACGCTGGCCGATCTCAAGGGCTATATCGAAAGCCAAGGCGGCATTGTGATCGGCGCCACCACCTTGACGGGCAAGGCCTATAGCGCCAAATTGGCGCCGTCAGCCGAAGCGCTTGCCGGCCTTCGATCGGACCATCCGGACCTGGAGCCGGCATTTCAGCAACAGCAGGGCGTTGGTTATGACGGGCTCACCCACTCCGAAGCACGGTATCTTCGAAACCCCGAGGCGGCTGACGCCGTCCGAGATAACTTCGCTGCGGGCGGACAAGCAGGCGGCGTCGGCGCGGATGGACGAAATCCTGGCGGCCCGGAAAACCCAGGCACCCAAGACGGCGCCGGCCCAGGTGCCGCCGGCGAAGGCGGAGCTGGCCCAGGCCAAGTAAGCGGCGGCGGGGCGAAGCCTCCGCTGGACACGCCGTTTCAGCGGCTGCTGAACGATCCGAACGCTTCATTCCATGACGTCTTCGCGGCGCTGGACGATCGCGCCGGCACTCCCGTGCGGGACATCCTGCAGCTGGGCGATCCCAAGGCCGACCCGGTCACCATCTCGCCGGATATCGAAAAGAACGCGGCGGATTACCTGGCGGGGAAGGGTGGCGAGAACCCGGTCAAGGTGAACCTGGCGCATATCGGCTCCGGCGAGGATATCGCGCGGACGCTGGAACAGGTTTCGACGATGCTGCCCAAGCAGGCGGCGCAGTCGAATGACAGCACCGCGCTGCTGGCGGCGTCCCTGAACATGAAGCCGGCGGATCTGCTGGCCGGCTATAAGGGCCAGCAGCTCGATGCCGCGCAGACCACGGCGATGCGCTTCATGCTCGACAGCTCCGCCGGGCAGCTGATCGAGTATGCCCGGGCCGCGAGCGACCCGGCCACGGCGACGCCGGAGGCCAAGGCGCTGTTCCTGCGCGCCTTCGCGACGCATCAGGGTTTGCAGCAATATTTCGAGAACGCGCGGGCGGAGGCCGGCCGCACGCTGCAGAGCTGGCAGATCGCCACGCGACAGCGCGCGGACATGACCAAGGCGATCGGCGACCTGATCAGCCAAGGCGGCGGCGAGGATGCGATCAGCCAGATGGCCGGCAGGATCGCCGATCTGGGCGACCCGGAAAAGGCGAGCCAATTCGTCGCGGCATCGCGCCAGATGTCCGGCCGCGACCTGTTCCTCTACGGCTTCTACAACGTCATCCTGTCCAACGTGCCGCATGTCCTAGCCAAGAAAGCCCTGTCGGATGCGACCATGGGCGTGTGGAACCTGGCGACCCGCTACGCGGCCGAAACCCTGGGCAGTCGCGGCGGCGGTGGCGGCGTGGCACAGGGCGAGACGGCGGCCCTCGTCTATGGCTACGCCTCATCCATGATGGACGGCATCCGCCTCGCTGGGCGGGGTATCCTGACCGGCGAGCGACAATTCGACGGCGGCCAGTCGATGGACGCGCTCGGCGCGGGTCAGGTGCGGACCATGGCGGCCGGGGCGCCGGACGGCGCCACCCCGGCGGCCACATACAGCCCGGCCGACTATCTGGGCGAGGCGCCGACCGCGCCACCGCCGGATCAACCGCCGGCACCGCCGCCGGCCGATCGCCTGGCGACCGCGGCCGAGGGTGCGCCGCCCGCCCTGGCGCCCGACCAGCCGACGCGCGGCGCGCTGGAATACCTGAAGATGGCGCTGCCCACCCGCTGGCTGGGGGCGGCCGACGATTTCGCCAAATACGTCAATTACCGCGCCGAGCTGCGGGCGCTTGCCTATCGCGAGGGCGCCGGCCTGGGCAAGACGGCCGATGATCTCGACGCGCATATCGACGCCGCCATGAATGCGCCGTCGCGCGCGATGCATGAACAGGCGGTCACGGCCGCGCTGCGCACGACGTTCCAGGAGCCGCTGCAGGGGGTTTCGCAAAAGGTCGCCGACCTGGCGGACAGCATCAACATCCCGCTGCCCGGCACCGATTTCAAGCTGCCGTTCGGCCGGATGATCCTGCCCTTCGTCAAGATCCCGGCGAACATGGCGGGCTGGGTCTATCGCAACTCGCCGCTGGCCGCCGCCTTCCCGTCCGACCAGATCAAGGCGGAGCTGGCGGCCGGCGGCGCCACGCGCGACCTGGCGGTGGCGCGCATGGGGCTCGGCGGCGCCGTCGCCCTGGCGGCGGCCGGCCTCGCCGCCGGCGGCGTGCTGACCGGGCGGGGCCCTTCCGACCCGTCGCTCAACCGCGCCTGGCGGGCGGCCGGCAACACGCCCTATGCCATCACCATTGATGGCACCCCCTACGTTTACAATCAGGTCGACCCGCTGGGCATGACCCTGGGCGCCATCGGCGACAGCTTCGACACACTGAAATACGCGCATGACCAGGCGCGCGGCGATATCGCGTCATCGCTGATGTTCGGCCTGGGCAATGCCATGCTGTCCAAGACGTACATGTCGGGCATCGCGAGTTTCTTCGACGCGCTGCAGCAGCCGGAGCGGGAAGGCAGCAATTACGTCGACCGCTTCGTCGCCAGCCTGGGCGTGCCCGGGGCGGTCGCGGCGGTCGACCGGGCCACCGATCCCTGGCTGCGCGCCCATTACGATCTGCTGTCGAGCATCGAGGCGCGAACGCCGTTCGCCAGCCAGGGGCTGCCGCCACAGCGCAGCCTGTGGGGCGACGCGATCCCCGCCAAGGACGGTTATATGCCGCTCCTCACCGGCACCGGCCTGGCGCGGGCGGTCAGCCCGATCGCGGTGGGCCAGCCGGCGGCGAATGCGGAGCCGATCGATCAATGGATCTGGGCCAATCGGGCGGCCTTTCCGCATGCGGATGCGGGGCGGATGGATCTCTACAAGCCCGGCCAGGTGCAGACCTATGACGCGCCGGGGCAGCGTGGCGTCTCGGCGCAGGTGCAGCTGACGCCACAGGAACATGACCGGCTGCAGGTGCTGGCCGGCAACGAGACGGTCGACCCCGGCACCGGGCTCGGCGCCAAGGACATGCTCAACGCGCTGGTCACCGGCGACAAGCCGGACGGGCTGACCGGCGGGCAAGCGGCCCGGCTGGGCGTCATGCAGGCGCAATGGGACAAGGCCTCGCCCTCGGCGCAGGCGCAGATCGTGTTGAGCGCCGTCACCAAGTTCCGCACGGCGGCCAAGCAGCAGCTGGTGCAGGAAAGCCCGCGCATCGGCGACGTGCTGCAATCGCAATGGGATGCGCGCCGCCAGCAGCTGAGCGCGCAACCGGGCGGCCAGCAGCCGGGCAGTCAACCGGGTGGCGCGGTCCTCAATCCAGGATCAGCGCGCATGCCGCAAATCGGAGGGTCGCCATGACGGTCAGCAGTACCCTGTCGCAGGAGCAATGGACGGGGAACGGAACCACGGCTCTTTTCGGCTTCTTCTATCCCTATGTCGAAGCGGCCGATCTGGTGGTCAGCCTCTTCGATACCTCGGCTTTGACCTATCTCGCGGCGCCGGTGCTGAACGGCGGCGGCACCTATGATTACACGCTGAACTCGACCGTCGACCCGGCGACCGGGTATGCGAGCTTGGGCGGCGAGGTGATCTTCAACAACCCGCCCCAGGGCAATCACCGCATCACGGTCCAGCGGCTGGTGACGCCGACCCAAGGCGTGCATCTGCTGGACAATTCGAAACTGCCGGCGGCGGTGATCGAGGCGGCGTTGGATCGCGCGGCCATGGTCGCGCAGCAATTGACCACAGGCCTGGCCCAGGCGCTGCAATTTCCGCCGGTCGACAATGGCAGCTATACCCCGGTGCTGCCGGCGGCGGCCGCGCGCGCCGGCCGGTTGCTCGGCTTCGATAGCAACGGCGCGCTGACCGTCACCACACTCAGCAGCTCGATCGATACGACCCTCGCCTATGTGCAATCGACCCTGGCGCTGGCGCAGGCGGCGCAGGCGGCGGCGACCGCGGCGGTCACCAGCTCGGCGACCTCGGCGACGGCGGCGGCCAGTTCGGCGACCTTGGCGGCGGCATCGCAAACCCAGGCGAACGCGGCGGGGGTGCAGGCCTCCGGCATCGCCCTGTCGGCGACCACCCTGTTGGGCACGATCACCAGCCAGGCGGAAGCGGTGGTGCAGACCCTGCTCAGCACGATCACCGCGGCGGCGATCCAAGCGGCGCAGACCGCCAGCGCGGCGGCCAGTCTGCTGATCGGCCTGTTGACCCCGCCGCCCAATACGCTGGCCTTCAACTATTTCGTCGCGATCGCCACCACGCCCAAAGATATGGGCGATTGCGCGATGCTGACCGGCTTTTCCAACGAGAACTACGCAGCGACGCGCGTCGACCTGGCCCAGGGGACGGGCCTGATCCTTGACCTAGGGAGTATACCATAATGGCAGGCGACCAAATACAGCGTCGCGGTGGCATCGCGACTCAGGTGGCGGCCTTCACGCCGGCCTCGCGCGAGATCATCATCGATACGACGAACAACCGGGCGGTGATCGGCGATGGCGTCAAGGCGGGCGGCTGGCCGGCGGCCCGGCTGGACGAGGCGTCGGACGGCACGCCCAGCTACGCGGTCGATACGGGGGCGGCCAATGCCTATGTGATCACGCTGGTGCCGGTGCCGATCGGCGCGCCGGCCTCGCTGCGCACCGGCTTCGGCTGCCGGGTCAGGTTCAGCGTCGCCAATTCCGGCGCCGCGACGATCGCGGTTAACGGCTTCAGCGTGCCGCTGGTGCGCCGCGACGGCTCGGCGGTGCGTTCCGGCGATATCAACACGACCGATATCTTCGAGCTGCGCTATGACGGCGCGAATATGCATGTGGGTGGCCTGGTCTATTCCGACATAGCCTCGGGCACCGGCGGCCTCAATTGGCGCAACCGCCTCATCAATGGCGACATGCGGGTCGATCAGGCGAACGGCGGCGCCTCGATCTCGCTGGCGACCGGGCGCAGCTATATCCTCGATCAATGGGCGCTGTCGAAACCGGCGGCACCCACGGTGCTCGGCCAGCGTGTCGCGACCGTGCCGGCCGGCCAGGGCTTCATCAACGCGCTGATGTACAGCGTGACCAATGGCGGCGTGTCGGGGTCCTCGGAAAGCGCGCAGATCGATCAGCCGATCGAAGGGCTGGATATCGCCGATTTGAATTGGGGATCGGCCGCCGCCCAATCGATCAGCATCAGCTTTTGGATGCGCAGCCCGTTGACCGGGCTGCATGCGGTCTCCGTGCGCAATGGCGGCACGACGCGGTCCTATGTCGGGACCGTCAACATCGTGGCGGCCAATACCTTTCAATATTGCACGCTGAGCGTGCCGGGCGACCAGGCGGGCACCTGGGCGACCGACACGACCACGGGGCTGTATCTCGGCTTCGACATGGGCAGCGGCTCGAATTTCAACACGACGGCGGGCGCCTGGACCGCCGGCAACTACCTCCGTACCGCCGGGTCGGCGAATATCGTCAACACGACGGGATCGATCGTCTATCTGACCGGCGTGCAGTTGGAGGCCGGATCGACGACGACCGTTTTCGAGCGGAACGCCTATGGCGAGGAGCTGCGGCGCTGTCAGCGCTATTTCGAATGGTTGCCGTTCAACATCTATTTCACCTCCCCCTCGTCGAATGCCGGGTTCGGCATCACGCTGATCTATAAGGCGACGAAGCGGGCCATCCCGACCATCGGATCGCAGGCCGCCGATCCGGCGCTTGCGCAGGGTAACTCCAACATCAATACCCCGTCCTTCGCCTATGTGGGGACGGAAGGGTGCTTCCAATACGTCCAATCGAACACTGCCGGCGTCGCCCAGTATGAGGGCTGGCGCGCGCCAGCCTCGGCGCGGTTGTGATCATGGCGTCCTATCAGCAGATCCTAGATCCGATCACGCTGCAGGTATCCGTCAGCTCGATCCTGCGGCTCGATGACGGGGCCACCATCCCGTTCGATCCGAACAACGCCGACTACGTCGCCTATGAGGCGTGGCTGGCGGCCGGCCATACGCCCGAAGCCCCAGCGGCGGCTGTGGTGCCCCAGCCGACCTATATCAGCCGGCTGGTCATCGTCGACCGGCTGCATGCCGCTGGGCTGCTGCCGGCGGCGCTGACCGCCCTGGCGGCGGATAGCGTGTCGCAAGCCCGCTGGCAGGCGGCGACCGAGATCCTGACCACCGATGCCACGGCGCTGGCGCTGCTGATGGCGATCGGCGCCGACCCCGCCGTGATCCTCGCGCCATGACGCCGCTCGAACAGGGCATGGTCGAGCGGTTGGTCCGGCTTGAGGAGCAGAAGAAGAACCTTGAGGTCGACATCGCGGAAATCAAGCTCGATCTCAAAAGCACCAAGGCGGACGTCGAGCAGCTGTTACGCCTGGCACAGGCCAAGGACGGCGGCAAGAAGACCTGGGGCGCCATCGGCGGCATAGCGGCCGCCGTGGTCGCCAGCCTGTATTTCATCATCGCCGGCATTGTCGAGGCCGTGCAGTTCTTTAGGGGGCTTAAATGAGTGAGGGCATGGACATGACTGACGGCGCTTTGCCGCGAGGAATTCGCAACCACAATCCGGGAAACCTGCGGCCGGGCGCGGCCTGGGCCGGTATCGAGGGCACCGATAGCGAGGGCAGCGCGCCGGGCTATGTGATCTTTACCGATCCTATCATGGGCTTGCGGGCGATCGGCAAATGCATGGTTGCCTATCAGGATCTCCACGGCATTCATACGCTGGGTGGCGCGTTCCTGCGTTGGGCCCCCTCCGCGGATGGTAACGATCCATGCGGCTATGCGCATTTTGTTGCCAATCGGCTGGGTGTCGGTCCGAGCGATACCGTCGACCTGCACGATCGGCGCACTCTCGAAGCCATCGTACGAGCGATCGTGCGGATGGAAAACGGACCGCCGCCCGCCGGGGTGCCGGCCGACTGGTACGATGATGACACCTACGGTCATGCGATGGCCTTGGCGGTGCCGACGATCGCGGCCGCCGCCACAAACGGGGTGAGCTGAGATGGCTGATTTTTGGGATCAGGCACTTGCCGTGCTCGAAACGGGGGCACCCGCCGTGGCCACGCTTGCCGGTGGCCCGCTGGCCGGCCAGGCGGTATCGATGATCGAGGGCGCGCTGGGCCTCACGCCGACCGGCGACAAGCAACTGGCCGGACAGGCTGTGGTCGGTGCCACCGCCGAACAACTGATCGCCATGCAGACCGCCGGACTGGCGTTCAAGCAGAAGCTGGTCGATGCCGGCATCGCGATGGAACAAGCCGACGACGCGGACCGGGCGAGTGCCAGGGCGCGCGAGATATCGGTCCAGGACTGGACGGCCCCGGCGCTGGCGATCGGCATCACGCTCGGGTTCTTCGGGTTGCTGGGGTTCCTGTGTTTCCGCGAGGTGCCCACAGCAACACGGGATCTGCTTAATGTTATGATCGGTAGCCTGGGTGCCGCCTGGACCGGCGTGGTGGCCTATTACTTCGGATCGTCGAGCGGCCAGGCGCACGCGACCGAGCTACTGGCGAAGGCGGGGCCGGTGCCGTGATTTTCTGGGGCTTGCGAATCAGCGAAGGGGCCGCTAAAACCTGCCCGCGATACTGTCAGACTTCAGCACATAAACAGGCTAAAGTCTGACAATGTGGCGATAGCTAACTCATTGATATAGCACGCTTTCTGTCTGACTCTTAATCAGCGGGTCGTAGGTTCGAGCCCTACAACGCCCACCAATCTTTTCCCGCTTGGAAAAGAACGCGATTTCGATCGGCTTTAAGTCTTGCCCCCCGCTCAGGCAAGGAAGGATCGACGAGCTATGCTCTCGGTTCACCCTCCGGCGGCATAGCGTCGCCATCGGAGGTTGTGAGATGTATACCACCCTGACATTCGTCGACCTCGCGGGCTCCATCGCGCTCCTCCTGTGGGGCGTCCATATGGTGCAGACCGGGATCCAGCGGGCGTTCGGCCCGGATCTGCGTCGGATCCTCGCGGCGGCCCTCGGCAATCGGTGCAAGGCTTTCCTGGCCGGGCTCGGCGTCACCGCGATCCTTCAAAGCAGCACGGCCACGGGCCTCATGGTCTCGTCATTCGCCGCCGGCGGCTTCATCGACTTGATCTCCGGCTTGGCGGTGATGCTGGGTGCCAATGTCGGTACGACCCTGATCGTCCAGGTCCTCTCGTTCGACGTCTCGCGCGTCGCATCGTTGTTCGTGCTGATCGGCGTCGTGATGTTTCGCCGCGCCACGGTCACGCGGACCCGGGATCTCGGTCGGGTCGGCATCGGCCTCGGGCTGATGTTGATCGCACTCAGCCAGTTGCTGGGGGTGCTGACGCCTTACGAGGATGTGCCGAACCTGCGGCTGCTGCTGGGCAGCGTGGCGACGGTGCCGATCATCGCGGTCATGCTGGCGGCGGCCCTCACCTGGGCGGCGCATTCCAGCGTCGCCGTGCTTTTGCTGATCATGTCGCTCGCCGCCAAGGGCGTCGTGCCGCCGCACGCCGCTTTCGCCCTGGTGCTGGGCGCCAATCTCGGCACCGCGATCAATCCGGTGCTGGAGGGGGTGAGCGGCGATGATCCGGTTGCGAAACGACTGCCGCTCGGCAACCTGCTGAACCGGTTGATCGGCTGTGCCCTCGGCCTCCTATTGCTCGACCAGATCGGCCCCGCGCTCGTCTCGATCGAGCCCGACGCCTCGCGCGCGGTCGCCGACTTCCATACCGCCTTCAATCTGGTTCTGGCGTTGCTCTTTCTGCCGTTGTTGGGGCCGTTCTCCCGCCTGCTGCGCAGATTGGTGCCGAGCCGCCTCGAAGCGGTGGATCCGTCCAGGCCGATCTATCTCGATCCGGCGGCGCATGAGATGCCATCCATCGCCCTGGCGGGGGCGGCCCGCGAGGCGCTCAGGATGGCGGATGTCCTGGAAGCGGTGCTGCGCGCCGCGGCGGAGGCACTGCAGAATGGCGACCGCGATCGGATCGCCGAAATCCGCCGGATGGACGACACGCTCGACGCGCTGAACGCCGCCATCAAGGATTATCTGGCCGCGTTCGATCCGGATGCGATGACGGAGGCCGATAATCGGCGGCTGCTCGAGATCGTTACCTTTACGACGAATATCGAGCATGCCGGCGACGTGGTCGACCGGGACATTCTCGGCATCGCCTCCAAGCGGTTGAAGCGCGGTCTGAAGTTCTCGACGGAGGGTCAATCGGAGATCACCGGCATGATCGAGCGACTCATCGGCAATCTGCGCTCGGCGGGGGGCGTCTTCATCACCGAGGACGCGCGCGGCGCGCGCTTGCTCGCCGACGAGAAGGAGACGTTCCGCGACATCGAGGCGGCGGTGACGGAGCGGCATTTCATGCGGTTGCGCGCTGGCGGACCGGTCACGGCGGAAACCAGTTCGCTGTATCTCGATCTGGTGCGGGATCTGAAGCGGGTTAATGCCCATTTCGTCTCCGCGGCGGCGTATCCTCGGCTAAAAGAGCAAGGCGAGTTGTTGAACAGCAGAGTGAAGCGCGAGGATTAA